GGTTGATCGTCATACGTATTCAAACACTCCAGTTCTTTACGTTAGAAGCGTCACTTCTGGCATTGGCGCCGGAGAATCGTACACCGGCTCTGTGATGTGTGACTGATGGCTACCAAGCGCGAACAAATCTTGGCCCAGATCGCGTCAACGCTGGCCAGTACGGCTGGTGTTAGTGGGAGGGTGTATCGGTCGCGTGTTACTGCGGCTGCCAGGGCAGAAAGCCCAATGATTGTTATCGAGCCTGTCAACGACACTTCGCAGCAGATCACATCTCTCCCGAAGCTTGACTGGACGATGCGTGTTCGTGTCGTGGTAGTGGTTCGTTCTGTGAATGCTTATACAGATGCAGACCCGGTGATTGAATCGATGCACTCAAAGATTATGTCGGACTTAACCCTGGGCGGCTATGCGATTGACGTGCAGCCTGTTCTGACGACATTTGAATTCTTGGATGCAGATCAACCTGCTGGTGTTTTTTCTAATGAATATGATGTCAAATATCGCACCACAGTTGCTGACTTGACCACTGATTAGGATTAAGCAAACGCAGGTTCTACCATGAATGACGAGTACAGCGGTCAAGGTGGGTCGTACCTTCTCGATCCAGAAACCGGAAAACGCACTCTGATCAAGCGCACACTTCCCGCCGAACCCCAACAAGACAATGGCACTTCTTCTTCGGAAACGACTGATTCTGATCGAGACGGAATCGACTTACGGGACTGACCCGACTCCAGACGGAGCGGACGCGGTTTTGGTGAGGGATTTGAATATCACTCCTCAGCAGAGTGATACTGTCTCTCGCGATCTGATTCGTCCTTATTTGGGTGCGTCTGAGATCCTTCTTGCTAACACTCGCGTTGAATGCACTTTCAGTGTTGAGCTTGCTGGCTCAGGCACTGCTGGCACTGCGCCCCAGTATGGCAAAGCTCTTCAGGCTTGTGGTCTGCTGGAGGTAGCGGATCCCGGCGTGGATGTCACCTATACACCTACGTCGTCAAGCTTCGCCTCTGTGACCATCCATTACAACATTGATGGTGTTCGCCATAAGGTGACTGGCGCTCGCGGGAATTTCACTATCAATGCAAATGTGGGTGAGATTCCAACGATTGATTTCACCTTCACTGGCATCTATAACGCTCCTGACGATTCAGCGCTGCCTACCGCAACATACGCAAACCAGGCAACACCGTTGATCTTCAAGAACGGCAATACCGACACTTTCTCGCTGCTGTCTTATTCCGGCTGTCTTCAGTCCGTAAGCTTTGACCTCGGCAACTCGATCGTGTATCGCGAGCTGATTGGCTGCGACAAGGAAGTGCTTATCACCGATCGCAGCGCTAGTGGCACTGTTGTGGTCGAGGCTCCTACTATCGCGCAAAAGGACTACTTTGCTGCTGCGCTAACCGATGGAACGCTGGGCAACCTGACCTTCCAGCACGGCACCGCCGCTGGCAACATTGTCGATTTCAGCTCGACTCGGGTTGACATTGGCGACGTGTCCTACAGCGATCAGGATGGCATTGCGATGCTGAACATGCCTTATACGGCAATTCCGTCAACTGCAGGCAACGATGAGTTCAGCCTGATCTATACTTGATCCAAGGCGAGTGGGGAACGAAGGGTCGCATTGCGGCCCTTTTTTTATTGCTGTATAGTTTGCTGGAGTCTATTTTGCCTCATGGCTTTTATTCGCAAAAAGGTTAAGACCTTCAAGTGGCCTGTGACTGTTGAAGAGCCTACTGATGGCGGTGTATTTGAAGAGTCTAAGTTTGACGCAATTTTCAAGCGTGTGCCTCGTTCTGAGTTCCAGAAGCTTGCAGACAAAGGTGACCTTGAGCTTTTGAAGGCTGTGCTGACTGGCTGGGAAGGCATTGAGGATGAGGATGGCAAAGCCGTGCCGTTTTCGCAGGTAACCATGAAAGAGTTCGCTGATGATCCTTATTGGATTCGCGGTGTACTGAAGGCTTACACAGAGACCTTCGAGGGTGCCCGTTTGGGAAACTGAAGTCTGCCGTTGAGTACTGGGCGAAAGGCGGCAAGAAGATAGAGGACAAAAGTGCCGATGACGCTGCTGCATTCGGTCTGAAGCCGCAGCGTCAGGCCGCTCCAGAGGAGGAGCACTGTGAAGTATGGGAAGAAAACTGGGAATCATTGATGATGTTCCTGCGTATGCAAACGCAATGGAACGTCACAATGGGTGGCTACGTCGGCTTGAAGTATGAGGTGCTACTTGGTGCCGGTGGCTTGATGTCCCTTTATGATGTAGATAATCCACGCGGCTTGCTAGAGGACATCCAAGTGATGGAAGCAACCGCGCTCGCAGAACTGAACAAAAAAGATGGCTAAAACTGTTCAGCCTATTGCTATTGAGCTTGGCATCAAAGGTGGTGAAAAGCTTGGAGCGCTGAATAGATCATTCCGCGATTTATCGAAGCAAATAAAGCTTTCGGATGCCGATATTATTCAGGCTACAAAGGATGTAGCCAAGTTTGCTCAAGAGGCTGGTAATAGCGAAGCGACGATAAAGGGGCAGATCAAGGCTTTTGAGGGGCTGCGTGAGCAGGCCACGATGGGCGGAAAGGCTTATGTGCAGCTTGGCCAGAAAGTTGCTGATTTGAAGGCTTCCCTTAATGGACTTGGCCGAGAAGCGCAAGAGCAGGCTAAGCGCTTTGTTGAAATGGGCCGCAGCGCTGACGCTACAACTGATCAAATTAAGTCGGCAATTAAAGGGCTGCAAAACCTTTCCAAGGAAGCGGTAGCCGATTCAAATGCGTTTGTCCAATTAACAAAAGACATAAAACAGCTAGGGGAAGCTCTTGATAGCGCTGAAGAAAAATCCGCAAGGAACAAGCAAGTCTCCAGTTTGTTGAATGGGGTCATTCGTAAAAGCGCAAGTTTAATTTCTTTGCAGTCTCGCGCATACAAAGAGGCAGTAGAGGCAACAGAAGAAAAAATCACAGCTATTGACAGGCTCACAAAAAAGCAAAGAGAAGCAGGTAAAACTGCGGAGCGTCGTGCAGAGCTTGAAGACAGGCTCCAAAGACAGCTACTCAAGGCAACCGAGACTGGATACTTGGAGTTTGTTGCCTCTGGCCGAAGGGAGACCATTAAGCTTGCTGAAGCCTTTAATAGCGCAGACCAAGGGATTGGCAGTTTTAATACAAGGCTAAGGAAGCTGGATGAAGACTTTGGCAAATTGCCAAATACGACTGCAGGAATAAATCAAAAAATCGCTGAATTAAACATTCAGCTCTCCAATACCAATAGGACAAGTTTTGATTATACTCGAATCTCCAATGAGATTTTGTCGCTTCAAAAAGAGCTGACAAAAGAGACTGGAGCCTACGCAGATGCGTTTGCAGAATTAAATAGGCAGCAAGAAAGTGCAGCTCGTAGGCGTGAAAAGCTTGCTGGAGTTGGGGAATACATTGCGTCTGTTTCTGGACTAGGCGCTGCTGCTGCTGCTGAAAGAGCAGCACGTGGCGGCACTCCTGTTGTTGGCCAGATGCGTAGGGAGGGCTTCCCTCAGGCCTATAGGGATCCAGAAACTGGGGCAATGATAGCCCCAGGCTACAGGGCTCACGGGGATCGTCGCGCTTATCAAGAGGCAGAAGAATTAAAGAGAATAGCAGAAGCGCAAAAGCAGCTTGAAGCTACTTTTGATTCCGCTGCTGACTCTTATCGCGACGCATTACAGGTAATTCAGCAGTATCAAGAGCAGCGACATAACGAGTTCATGTCGCAAATTGCGAAAGAAGATGAAGCGCAGCAAAAAGCTTTCGCCGAGCAAGTCGCGAGAGAGGAGGAGGCTTTTAAGCAAGAATTGAGACGTAGGGATATTCTTCTCCAAGCGCAAAAAGCTGCAGCTTCTGCTTTAGGTCTTGGCGGCAGGGAGGATATTTCATCTCTTTATCAAGGAATCATCGGCCTTTCAACGGCTGACATCAGGCGTCAGCAGCAGATGATGGGCAAATCTGCGACTGAAGTATTTAACGATATTGCGACTGCGTTCAGCAAAGGTGGTCAAGCGGTTGACCTTAAAGCAAAAAGCACTGACATTGGTGGCAGTATTGCCGAAGGCATTGTTGATGGTGCGTCTGATAGTAATGAAATTAATTCTGGCGCCAAGACTTTTGCGCAGCGATTAATTGCTGCATACAAGTCTGTTTTTGGCATCAGGAGCCCGTCGAAGGAGACCGAGCAAAAGATCGGCATCCCTCTTGGCCTGGGTATTATTCGC